ACATGCTCGACTGCGCGCCTGCGTAGCCTGGTTATAAAAAAGTACTACCTTATGCTGTAACAGTATAGCACATTCCGTTGACTTTCAAATAGGCATAAAAAAGCCCGCACTAGGCGGGCTTGTGGGTGGGCTCATGTGCTTACCTCAAACTTACTCCTTTAGACCAACTAGCAAAATTTCTTGACCCTATAGCCAGCATTATATCGTTTGCATCCTTGCTTTCGAGCAGGAAAAATCTATCGGCATATTCAGCACTATCATCTATTGTGTTCATGGCCCGTAGGCAATCAAAATATTCACTGATTTTTTCCCCCGCTGTCGAGCATATCTCAATGCACTTTTTTTCTTGTTTTTCCGGCCAAGGTTTTTCTTGGTCATAAAATTTTAATGGCTTTGCTAGCTCAAAGCTGCGAGAAAGATCACGAAACTGCTGAGTAAGAAAATGTATTTCGCTCCTTAGTGACTTCAGTTTATCGTTAAACCCACAAGAAAAAACACACCAAGCCATTGGGGTTTTGCTATGGACGTAGCTGCCTTGTGACTCAATGCAGGACAACTTCGATAGCGGGAAATTGCCATCATCCTCCATAACTGCACACAAAGCCCTTATCCTTTTGTCATCAACTTTTTTAAACCAATGGAAGAACCTTTAAATATGTGGTTTAACATTAAGTTGGTTGCTTTGTTTTCTCTGCCTTTCATTACCGTTACAGAAAAGCAAAATTTATCAAATCTTACGCAGTTGCCAAAAAAGCCAGAAACCTCACTCACCAAGTCTTCGCTGAAGTTGTTGCACAAATCTAGGTTAGCTGCGAGCAGAACAAAGCCATCTTCTTTTATCCTTTGTGCGGCCCTAGACAAAGATGATCCGTAGCACTTAACCAGCGGTCTGTGCTTCCTCCATGCTGCTGTCGCTATAAGCGCCGGGTTTTCGTCTACTGCTATAATTCTATCTTCTGGTATGCCGTGGTTTATGGCCACCTCTATTTCTTCGCCGCCTTTAGACGGCAGCATCAAAACATGCGCCCGGCTGTCTAAACCAAACAGGTCTTTTACTTTTGGCGCAATGGCTGACCAAACTTGTTCCCTATACTCATGTTTAGCGTCACTTGTGTAACCAGTCACCGGCCCTCTGCATGAAACTTCCATTCCCTTTCTCCCGTTAGAATTAATGCCCGCACTGTGCGGGACTAGCTATCTCGAAGCTTCTCCGTCCAGATCACCCTCGCTATTATGCACTTAGGAGACGCAAGGGCTCTGGCTGACAATAGTTATTAGCGCCACCACTGCCTGGGCTTGATCGGTTATTCTACTTAGCCGCCTTGTTTTATCTGGCATTCTAAACTGCTCACTGTTGAGCATGGCAGATATTGCTTTCATGGTGTTAGCTTCAGCTTCTGCAATCAAAGCGGCTTTCTGATCTTTGGGAATAGTGGCACTCCTGATCGTGCTAACACGGCCATGCCCCGCTGCCGCAATCTGTGAGATCGTCAAGTTGCGCAGAAATGCCACCATGCCTACCCGATCTCTGTACCACTGTGAGTTTGGCGTATCGAGCCATGGACGCTTACCATATTTATTTTTGAGTGCTTTCATTTCTTTCTCCCAATAAAAAGCCTGCACTAACCATAAGCTAATGCAGGCCCTTTGTCTTATACCGTTTTGGAATATTAATCAATCACAATATACCCCACCGCGCACCGGCAGTTAATTACGTTATCAGCACTCCCGCTCGGATCACCTGGATAATCCAGACTTTCGCCGCCGACTGTAAAGGGCTCGTCCATGCCTACTGTCTGGCCATCAGCCGCATTGTGACTTGATCGAGTGCGTTCGCCGCTTGCCGCTATCCATTCCCGTCGCATGTTAAGCCCGGTTGATTCGGCTTGCTTCTTTGCCCCGTAGTTCCCTGCTCCGTGAGTCTCTGTCCTGGCTATCAATGCGCCTCGCTGCCTGCCTATAGTGGGTGCGTTGTTTGATATGATCTTGGCTATCTCGCGCTGTCCTAAGCCTTCAGCTTGACCGATGGCGATCTGTGCCATGATCTGTTCGCGGGTGGTGGTGGTAATCTGCTGTATTTTCTCGCCGCCGAAATCCGCTATGTACTCCTGTACGAACAGATCCCACTTGGCCTGCTCCTTAACCACGTCAGGCTTTGATGCACTCTTAGCCGCTGCACTGATGCGCTTAGCCATGCCCTCGACCGATGCCCGCCATATGCGCCTAAGCAGAGACTCGATGCGGCGTATGTGTTCGTCAGGGGATGTCACTTGGCCGGATGCCTCCCAGCGCTTGACCATGGCGAGAGTGGTGCCGGTGATCTCTTTTGATAGCAACCGCTCAGCTACGCGGGATAAGCGCTCAAGCAATAGCTGTTGGTTGCGCCTTTCTCGCTGTGCGTCCTGGTCAAGTAGTCTTCTGAGGGCCATACGCCAGCGCCTTTATCTCATCGTCTGTCAATGTTTGGTTTGGCGGCTGTTCTGGTGGCAGGGTAATCGGCTCAACTGCCATTGATAGGGGAATCATGCTGGACTGCACAAGGATCTGATCACCACCTGCGGGCAATTTGTCATAGCCCTTAATCTCGCGGGTTTCATTGATTGTGAGGTCGGTCGATGCGTCGGCCATCATCCAAAGCTCTAGCCGCTTCTCAGCGATAGCCGGGATCTTGTCAAGGTCGATGTCAAGGGTGACGTTGTTGAACAAAGGAGACAGCCAGGCGTTTAACTCATCCCGGATGTACATAGCCAAGGGGATGACGTTCTCTTCGTAGAATGCAAGCCGGGCCTCTTTGTAATTGGAATACGTGCTATCGCCTGGGATGTTTAGCAGCAGAGGCGGTACGCCAAGCGCCAAGGAAACGTCACGGGCTGCGCTGTATTTTGTTTCAATGATCGCCACGTCGACAGGAGACAGGCCCATCTGCGTCCACTTCAGGCCACCTTCCAGTAGCATCGGACGCCCGGCATTGGTGCTGCCGGTATACTTCTCATCAATCTCAGCCTTGAGCCGGTTAAACTGGTCGTCACTTAGCGAGCCTTCAGCCAGCTCCATAGCGCCGGATGGGGCTGCCCCGTTCTGTAGCAGAGCCTGCATCCATTGCATAGATTCGTTATGCTGGTCTACGGCATAGGCTCCTGCCATCAGCGGGCTCATGCCGTACCAGTCATCAAGCGGATTGAACGCCTTCATGTGGCGTATGTCTGACTGCCCTGTACGTGGGTCTGCTTCAAACTCCACTTTGGCTTGGCCGACGCTGAAATTGTAGCCAGCGGGGAAGCCAGTTGGTGATGGCTTAACGTCCATCCGGTCAGGGCGCAAGGTGTACAGCTCTCTAGGCTGCTGGCCTACCATGACTCTTTCCATGTACCCGTTGCCTGAGATCCTGAAGAAGCCGACAAGGGCGCGCATGAATTCAGGGCCTGACTGTAAGGGGTTGGGCTGGCGGATCAGATCAAGCAAAGCGCTGACCTCTACCTCATTTCCTCGCGCATCTCTGGCAATCCACTTCATGGCAGCGACAGCATCAGCGGTTTTGTTGATAGCTTGGAACGCCACTACGTTCTTCTGATAGCCCTCTTGCGCGTACTGCTTAGCGCTGGTCTTATCAGTGCCAAGCGACCACGATGCCTGATTCTTGCCAGTGAACATCACCGGGCCTGTGCGCGATTCTTTGGCCTGTTCCGGCTTACGCTTAAACCAATCTAACATCGCTCGCCCTGCCTTGGATTAAATAGTATGTCAAGTTTAACGGATTACGGCGCGTGTTCATAGGGAGCGAACACGCGGTGCGCCCTTGGCCGTGATCAGTGGTTGCAGTGCATATCTGACCGCATCCCATCGGTGGTTATTGTCATCCTTGATTATGGGCTGTATGTCGCCTGTTCGCTTGTCAACCTTGTAGCTGTACAGCCTGGCCTCTTCTTGCATCTCTTTGCATGATGTGTGGATCACCACCTCATCAAAAGACTTAATGTACTCCACGCCATCCTCGACACTGCCGGGCCACTTCTTAACGCCAGCCATCATCGGCAGCCCATGCCGCTTGAGATAGCTGATCGACTCTGGCCTAGCGCTGTCTGCCCTTATCACATAACGCTCTATCCACTGGTCATACTGCTTGAAGAACTTGGCCGTGTCGTCTAGCTCTAGCCCCACGCGTCCGGCGTCCATGTCAATATACAGGGTGTTGGCCTTGATCCAGCATCGCACAAAGCAACTGGGGTCAGCAGCAAAGCCAAAGTCAAGGCCGTACAGTGGGTCCCCGAATGACTCGTCTGGGGTAAACTCATCGACGCGCCAGTTTTTGAATACTTGGGCGTCTGACTTGGTGTTATACCCTCCCTCCCAGATATGCGCGTATCTTTCATAGTCAACCCGCCGCTGCCACTGGGCGAGCTTGTGCATCTCATCGGGACACCATGGGTTTTCATGGTAGTTGACGTGAACCAAAACTGAATCAGGGTTTTCATTGAACAGGCGCTCGACAGGATCATCAGCCTGCTCCGGGTTCCATGAGAACCATAGTTCACTACCTGGCTTTCTTATGGTGGGGATCAGTAGCTCTATGGAGCGGTCACTTAGGCTCTGTGCTTCCTCTGCCCATGCTATGTCGAAACCCTCAAGGGACTTGATAGAGTCTGCCGTGTGATCTTGAAGGCCCTGGAAGATGATAACGCCATGCCCGTCTACGCGCCTGATCTCAGTAAGAGTAATCTCAAACAGGTGGGATACCTTAAGCGCCCTGATCTTATCCTCAACCAGCTTTTTGGCCGAGAACTTTAGCGACCTTTGTATCTCACGGATGCAGACCGATTGTAGATCAGGGTGTGTTACGTGCTCTTCGACAAGCGCCTCAGCCATGAAGTGTGACTTACCGCTTGACCTTCCACCCTTTGCGCCCTTGTACCTAGAGTGGCCAAGTAGAGGCAGGGACCATCTAGGAGTCTGTATTTGTAGGGTCGATAATGACACGCTCCACCCTGTTTATTGATTCGCCGTTGGTGGTGTGGTCGATGTTGGTTGACTCACGCCATCCCGCTTGCGTTTTCATCCAGAATATCATGGCCGAAGTGTCTCCGGTCTTTGCTTTGTTGAAAAGCGCCCCGCCGATTGTAGCGTTGGCTTTAGCTTTGGCCAAGTCCAGCTCATCCCGGTAATACTTGCGCAGGGTCTTTTCGTCAATGTCCAGCACGCGGGCAATGTCTGCCTGCGTTGTGCCCACCATCGTGTGAAGCTGTACTGTTTGGCGCGTGGCTTCAGTTGGTTCGTGTGGTGGCTTGGTGATCAGCTTTGGCTTATCGGCCATAATTAAACAGCCTCTTTTGATTGGAGCGTGCCGGTCGGTACTGCCCCGCCGCTTTCTGAGTGGTCCTCAGAGTTAGCCTTTGTGGCACGCTTAGGATATGGCTTAGAGAGTGATTGTATCTGATCTTTCATGGCTTTGTCTAAGGGCATTAGGTAGCGGTGTTTTCCTGTTACAATTTCTGCCGTTGCGCGAGGGTCAATATTTTGAGCGCCTGACAAACTGTTTTTACCACCTTTTTCAATAACAGTCCTTGGGTGCATAAGCCTTCCAAAAACACGGAAAAAACGACTTGATGCCCCTTGGCCACTGTAAACCCAATTACCAGCTTGATATATGCCGCCATGATGCCCCTGTGATGTGTCAGCAAATGAAACGGCTAAACGTAAATCAGGGTTTGATCTTTTTAGAAACTTCAGGGCAATTGCCGCAATTCTTGAAACATGCGTTTTATGGCTAGTTAAAGCTATTCGTACAAGTTCGACGCACTGATCTTGACTTAAACCATAAGGCTTTCCTAAATTCGGGGTTGCCCCGCGCCCAAACATTACAACACCAATGAATTTTTCAGACTCCCAGACACCGACTTTAACGAGTTTTCCGGCAGGAACGCACCCGCTATAGTGCCAATTCTCACAAGCATACTTCGCCGCTTTGTGCGTAGCCCAATCAATATGTAGATCAGCCTTGCTCACGGGAATCGAACTCCTTGCTACAGTGTGGGCATGTCACTATTTTAGGGTCTAGCTTATCCAGCTGACCTTGGTCATCCTCTGAACCTGGCTCAAAATCTGAACCGTTTATTAGCAGAGTAGCAACCTCATCCAACGAAAAGCCCGTCAACTCAAGATCAAAGCCATCCTTGCCAAGCTCATCTAGTTCGACCCGTAGCATCTCGCTATCCCAATCGGCATTTAGCGCCAGCTTATTGTCAGCAATGACATAGGCCCGCCTCTGAATGTCTGTAAGGTGGCTTGCGTCAATTACTGGTACGTCGGCCATGCCTAGCTTCTGCATAGCAAGAACGCGACCGTGGCCTGCAATTATGCCGCTATTGCCGTCTACAATGATCGGATTCAGAAAGCCGAACTCTTTGATACTCGCAGCTATCTGACCAACCTGAGCATCGCTGTGTGTACGACTGTTTCTGGCGTATGGAATAAGACTTGACACCGGAACTGTTTTATATTCGGGAAATTCTGTCATACCTTACCTGCAACTGATGTATCCATACACCAATCATACACCATTCACAACAAAAAAGACCCCGCTCGAAAGCAGGGCCAAAGGTACAACGGAGAAGGCATACATAAACCGGCATGCCAGCGGCGCGAAATATGGTCGGGAATACCGGCTCGATCAGGTCGCTATCCTGCCTCTACTTCTGGCGTAACCCGGTAGTGTGTTAATCGCCCATCCGGCGTATGCAAGCAAAGAGGCCGGGAGGACTTGCAGCACGTCTGCTGCCTAATTAAAACCCCTCAGCAAGCTTGCGCAGGATCAGGGCCGTGTTGCATTATTATAGCGCCACTCGAACCGTGAGCGCAATAGCCTCACCTAGCAAAAACACCTGCGGACTCACTGGCCCCGCGTGCCAAGTTATGTACGGCGCAACCATAGGGCACACGTTAGACCCGCTGCCGTCATCACCGAAACACGTAGAATATCCCCTCATGGCACCGCCGTACACTCCGGCCTCCAGATCCCCATGCTTCCAAGAC